AATCTCGCTTCTCCCCTGCCGGTTATCGTATGCAGCCTTAACGACCGCTGCTCGGTCATCATCCAGCAGGACGGTCATGCAGGCCTCGTCTTCCTCGCCTTTCATGCGGATGTCGTAGGTAAAAATGACGTACTTCATGATTTAGTCTCCCCTTTTGATTAAACGTCAAAGCCGACCGAATGGTATGCGAACCAGTGTCCGCAGCGGCGGTGCAGCTTGTACCAGATTGTGAAACGCTGGCCAGAACAGTCATAGGCCGTTGGGTAAACCTCGTAGTAGTGATTTTCCCGGAACCATTCGGCTGCATCGACCTTGTTGGCCTTGTCCAGTTCGTTCGGGAGCTGCACCAGCTCAATGTAGCCATCAATGCCGCGCTCCTCGATAATGCGGCTGTCAGGTGCCGGGCGGTTGTTGTAGGCCCGGATCTCCTTCTTGATGCTGGCAATAAATGCGGCCATGCCGGACTTCTGTTCGGCGGTGGTGGTGTCCCGGATGAACGCCAGCAGGGTGTAAGCATCTCTCAGCTTCTCGACGTCGGTGATCTTAAACATTGTCTTGTCCTCCAATATTGTTTAGAATTCGTTGAAGTCTCCAGCATCGAACAGCAGGCCGCTTCTGAATTTCAGGCTGAGCTTGCTTTCAGGGGGCTTGCGCTTGAAAACAGGCTTTCCGTTCACCAACTCTGCATACACGGAAAAACTGCAGCGCGTACCTTGGAGAGTGATGTAAACACCGTTCTGATAAGCACGGAGTTCGCCAAGTTCCAGTCCCCAAGAAGTGGTAAACTCAAGGTTTCGGCTCAACGCATTGTGGAGAGATGACTTCTTGTTGTCCGGCATCATCCTGAAGAGTTCCAGCGCTTGCTTCTCGCAGTGCACGTTTTTGATTTCCATGGTTCAGCCCTCCTCAACGACCCATCCGGCACAATAGCCGGGATCACGAAGCCTTGCCTTTGCAAGTGCTTCATCGAACGTCCGGGCTCGAACTCGGACAGGTGGCAGGTCGCCGCCCACGATTTCCCATGTAGCCATGGGCGCTACAAACTTCACCATGTGGTCCTCCCTCAGCTCCTGCTATCCCGCCGGATGCTCAAAATCTGGTCGTTGTCTCCGAAGCTCCGTTCCTGCAGGTTCTCGATGTCGTAAATCAGGAATGCAAGAATCAGCGCTTCCCGTGTGCAGCACTTCCGCTCCCGGAATGTGTACGGCGTCTTGGCCTTTAACAGCCGCTCCGCTACATCGTCCACAATGTCCAGCGCGGTGGTGTAGGTCTGCGGAGCCGCTGGACCGCGGCCATGCGAGGTGTACTCAACAAGAAGTCTCATTCGTCCTCGTCCTCCTCTCCCTCGGTAACGCTGTCCATCTGGACGCTCCCGTAGGTGTAGCCGTTGTCGTTGCGAATGTAGACGGGCTGGTCTTCGTCGTACTGGCTCAGGATGTCAATCAACTCCCCCACCGTCATGGTGTCGTGGCACTGGCTGGGAGAGTACCCATCCCGGCGGCTGTCAATGTAAACATTCGTCATGGTATTGTCCTTTCTATCTAACAGGTGTTTGAATCATTTGTTAGATATATTATAATCTCACTTTTATGAGATAGCAATACGATAATCTCATTTTAGTGAGATTCATGCTTTTGCACAAAAAGGAGGTCCTATTTTTGATATTTTGGGAGCGATTCTATCAGATGTGCGCTCTACGAGGCACAAAGCCAAACCCAATCGCAAAGGAACTGGGCATCTCTTCTGGTGCTGTTACACGCTGGAAAAATGCAGAGGATCCTCCATCGGGAAAAACGCTTATACTCCTTGCTGATAGGCTAGACTGTTCCATTGACTACCTGCTTGGCCGCACGGATGATCCCGTTCTCCATCAACTGGATTCGTCGTCCTCATCGGCTATATAACGCGCGCGCCCGCGCGTGATGAAGACGATAGTCTTCATATCTTCTTATTCTTTTTCTTCTTCTTTTCTTAAGAAGATGGGTTTTTTCGGTTTTTGAAAAACCCAATGGGTTTTCACATTTCGCACACATTTCAAAAATTCGTCGTTCTATCGAATTTCAGTTTTAACAAAATTTCGGTTTTGCGGCCTAAAATTTGAAAGTTTTGACTCAAATTTCATCTTTTATTTTGCATTTCGCAAAACCCATCAAAACCGAAAAAACCAAACGTAACCCAAAAAAACCGAATGGGTTTTTTCGGTTTTTTGAAAAAAGCGGGGCCATCAAGCCCCGCCAGAAACCACCTTGGAGATAACCAGCCGCCCTGCGAAGTACTTAAACTTCTCCGGCGAATGGAACAGCTTCTCAAAATACGTTGCATCCTCTTCCCGCAGATCCGTGAAGTCCTCTTCATCGACTCCAACCACGAGGAATGTGCCAACAATGACGTCGTAAGGCTTGCCGCCCCTGTACAGGGTCCGGTTTGGCTTGAGGCCCATGCACTTGCCCTCTTCGTTGCAGATCAGGCCCACCGGGCGGTGCTGGTCCGGGTAAAGCACCTGAATGTAGCCACCCACAGCGTCTTGCAGGGCTTCAAGTTCGTTGCCAATGTCAATGCGTTCCGGGGCCTTTCCCGGCTCAATTTTTAATGCTTTCATGGCTTAAATCTCCTTTCCTGCCGACAGCGGCTTGCCATTCCATGCAACGCAGAACGGGTACGTATCCGTCTCTGTGCTGCGGAGCCAGCCGTCCTGCACGGCCATCATCGCTTCTACCCGGTACGCTTGCCGGGTGTGACTCCCCTTGATGTTCTTGTACAGCGCCCCGCCGTGAGACTTCTTGAAAGCCTTGGCTTCCTCTTCGGTTCTGAAAAACTTGTTACAATACATAGTCAAACCTCCTTGTTGTTGAGCTGATATGCTTTGCCGCGATAATTGATGATGTGCCGATGGTCAGGCGTGCGGAACACTTCAATGCGCTTCTTGTCCACGTTCTTGATGCCAAGTTTCCGGCGAATGAACCGCACAGCAATTTTGATGGTTTCAGCGTTGGTCATGTCCTTAGCCTTGCGATTCGGCCTCTGCGCATAGCGGCTCATACGGATTTTGCTGACCGCTTCGGCGTCCGCTTCCGTCCCATAGAACTTGTCGGGATCTCCGTAGCCGCTCACCTCGTAGAACCGCTGGCTGCTGACTTGTTCCAAGCGTCCGTTCCAAATTGTGTTGACGCAATAGGCCACATCCGGCCGAATGCCCTCTTTCTCGGCCACGCGGCCAACGAACAGCTCGACGCCCTGCTTATCCCACTCCTTGGAAAAAGTGCGGGCCACAATGCGGATGATTTCAGTTCCGTTGGTCAAATCGACCTTGGCCAGTTCACCTTGACTCCCATTCATGCTTGCGGTGTTGAAGCGATACCCCTGCTCCAAATACTTGTTCACCTCTGTCGTGAACATCTTGTTGATGTCTGAATACTTCATGGCCATTCCCCTTATCTAACAATCGTATAACCAGCGTACTTGAAGTTGTTCACGAGCTCCGCTGCCTTTGCCAGATGCTCAGCGAGTTCTGCGGCCCGTGCTGCATCCATTGTTGCCCAGTCCATCGAAATGGTGATTTTAACTTTTTCGCCAAACACCAAGCGGATTTCAATGGCTTCATCCAGCTCTGCGACTTGCCCTGTCAGCTCCCGCATTGCTTTGCCGAGCACTTTGTACGTTACCATTTTCATATTTTTTCGACCTCCGTTGTTGCTCATGCAGTCCAACAAATGTTTGACTGTGATTATATAATAATCCAACGCCTGTTAGACGACAAGACCGCAAATCTAACAAGTGTTGGATTTCAGCGTATTACACAAGATTTCAGAAAGAAAGCTGGTAAAAAGGATGACGATTACTGTCCAACGCATTGTCGATTTGATGGAACATTACGGTTCATCGGGCGCTTTTATGTCGCGCCTGTGCGGGAAAAGCAGAACCCTTGTTGCGAGCTGGCAAGCGGGAAAATCTGTTCCTACCGCTTCGGACATCGCCACTATTGCCGCCCGCTATGGCGTGTCTGAAGCCTATCTCCGGGGGGAGGTAGATTTCCCGGAGTCGAATCTTTCCGCTTTGCAGAGGCGGCTCATGGACTCCACGCACGATCTGACAGATGATGAAATGCGAAAGGTAATAGAGTACGTCCGCTTCGTCAAATTCCTGCGCGAATAACAAAAGGACAGGCTCCCAAAGAGGGCCTGTCCGCGCCATCGGTGCTCGTTACTGCTGTTTCAGCGTTTCGATGTACTCAAGCACCCGCTTGACCTGTTCCGGGGTTAAATCCTTGATTTCTTCCCGAAGAACATCATCAAGCACATTTCCATGTCTGGAGCGCTCATCCGATGCAGGCATCTTCTCACTCCTTCCCGGCGCAAGCACGCCATTGGAAAGAGTAAGACAGCTTACAAGCAGATTCCAGCCATCTACCGAAATCCGTGAATAAATAACAGAAAGGGTTGTGAGGTTATGGGATTCAGATACAGAAAAAGTATTCGTCTTGGCGGCGGCTTCCGCATCAATATTTCAGGAAGCGGAATTGGGTATTCATGGGGCGTTCCGGGATACCGAATCACCAAAACGGCCAACGGAAAAATCAGACAAACAGCGTCCATCCCCGGAACCGGATTGAGTTACTCGACAGAGGAATCCCTGCATAAATCTGCACGACGAAACACAGCAAAAGAATCCCCTTATATTGATACCGAAGTTATTCAGTCTGTTGACCGTGAGAACTATAAAGATTCTGATTTCAAGGCCCTTATGAAGAAGATTCGTCGAACACGTTTTCTCAATAAAGCCTCTCTCATAATTGGCTCCATTGGTTTACTCGCCTTTATTGTTCTTCACACTCCCCAACGGCTCTTCCTTACCATTTTTTCTTTTGCCGTATTTTTCTATGTTCATTACGTCGCACCTGTAAAGTTGGAATATGATTTCACCGACGAACAGCGCGCGGCCTATGAAGAATGGTACACTGCATGGCGAAAATTATTTGCTTGCGATACCGTTTACTATGTGCCTGAAACATATACCAATAGTAACGCAAGAGAGCATGGCGGCGCAGAGAAAACCATTTCTGAGGAAAAGGTACTCGGAATGCCTAATCTTCCCTACTATCTTCGGACAAATGTTCCCGTATTCTCCGTGGCATTAAATCAGCGAGAATCGTTCTATATTTTTCCTGACAAGATATTCTATATTCACAACAAAAATATTAGTGCCTACGATATTGCTGAAGTGTCATTTGAAGTTGATTCTACTAACTATGTCACCGATGAAGCGCATCTGCCTGCGGATAGTAAAGTAGTCGGCAACACATGGCTCAATGTAAATTCTGATGGCTCTCCAGACAGGCGCTATAAACACAATATGCCTTGTCTTATTTGTGAATTTGGAAAGTTGCGAATTAGTTCCGATACCGGGTTGGATGTTCTTTTCTTGCTCAGCAATGCAGACAATGTTGAGCAATTCAAATCTATTCTCCCCCAATAAAAAAGACCCCGGCCATTATAAAAATGGTCAGGGATTTCTAAACACGTCAGGAGGTATATTCTAATGCCCTGCTATAAGGACGAAAAAACAGGCACATGGTACTGCCAGTTTCGCTACGCTGATTTCACCGGGAAACGAAAGCAGAAGCGTAAGCGCGGCTTCAAAACCAAACGTGAAGCGCAAGAGTGGGAGCGAGAATTCCATTTGCAAAAAGCCAAGAGCTGTGACATGACTCTTGCCAGCTTTGTGGAGCTGTACTTCAATGACCGGGAGCACCATGTCCGCGACACCACAATGGACACCAAGCGAAATGTTTTTGACACCAAAATCGTTCCGCTTCTCGGAAACCGGAAAATGAATGAGATCACCGCTCTTGATATTCGAGATTGGCAACAGCGAGTAAAAGAGATGGGCGAAGCCACTGGCCTCCCATATTCGGAAACATATCTCTACACCATCCACGCACAGTTGACCGCCCTCTTTAATTATGCCCAGACATTCTACGGCCTGCGTTTCAATCCGTGCGATGCTGCTGGCTACATGGGTTCCTCTGTCGCCGGAGAAATGCTTATCATAACGAAAGACCAGTACGAGCTTTTGCGGAAAGAATTCCGCAACGAGGCCTATCTTCTGGCATTTGATATTCTGTTCTGGACGGGATGCCGCGAGGGCGAGATGCTGGCGCTGTTGCCCAAAGACCTGACCGATGATGACCAGTTGCGCATCTACAAGACCTACCACAGAAAAAAGGGGCAGGACATCTTCGGCCCCACTAAGAACAGCAAGAAAGGCGGAAACCGCAATGTGCCTATTCCGCATTGGTTGGCCGAAGAGTTCCGCACCTACTGTTCCCGGCTCTACGGGCTGACCCCGGACGACCGCGTATTCTACATGACGTGCACAGCGCTCAACAAGGAACTGACCCGCTGCACCCAGCTAACCTATCTGCCAGACATTCGCGTCCATGATCTTCGGCACAGCCACGTTTCTCTCTGTATCGAACTTGGGTACTCTATTGTTCTGGTGGCCAAGCGAATCGGCGATACTGTTCCCGTCGTCATGCGGACCTATGCCCATTTGTACCCTAACAAGCAGCAGGAGCTTGTGTCGAAGCTGGAGGCCATCGGCTCCCCCACTTCTAACAACGATGACTCTGATTTGATGTCACTCGGCTAGGCCGAAAACAGGTGATGTCACGGCCCGTTTTGTGATGTCACGATGTCAAAAAAGCCCCGGAAAGTTTCGATTTCTCGTTACTTTCCGGGGCTTTCAAATTATTCTTCGATAATAAACCGTACTACCATTTCCCGGCGCGTCCAGCAGGTGCTTTTTGCCGCAGGTGATGTCAAAGTGATGTCATTCTTCCGAAATTCATCATTTTTCAGTCGTAGACACGTTTTATTTTCTCGTATTCCATTATTCGAGCTCGATTGTGGCCGGCGGCTTACCGGTGCAGTCGTAGAACACGCGGTTGACGTGCTTGACCTCATTGACGATGCGGCTGGTGACAGTACCCAGCACGTCCCAGGGCATATTGTAGCTCTCGGCGGTCATGAAGTCAGTGGTGGTGACAGCGCGCAGGGCCACGGCGTAGTCGTAGGTGCGCTCGTCGCCCATAACGCCGACGCTGTGCATATTGGTCAGAGCCGCATAATACTGGCTGATTTCCTTATCGAGGCCCGCCTTGGCGATCTCCTCACGCCAGATGGCGTCGGCGTCCTGCACGATAGCGACCTTCTCGGGGGTCACTTCGCCGATGATGCGGATGCCCAGACCGGGGCCGGGGAAGGGCTGGCGGCTGACCAGATACTCGGGCAGACCCAGCTCACGGCCAGCCTGACGGACTTCGTCCTTGAACAGGTTGCGCAGAGGCTCGACCAGTTCCTTGAAGTCCACGGTGTCGGGCAGGCCGCCGACGTTGTGGTGGCTCTTGATGACGGTAGACTCACCGCCCAGACCGCTCTCGACGACATCGGGGTAAATGGTACCCTGTGCGAGGAAATCGACCTTGCCGATCTGCTTCGCCTGTTCCTCAAAGACGCGGATGAACTCCTCGCCGATGATCTTGCGCTTGCGCTCCGGCTCAGTGACACCGGCCAGCTTTGCAAAGTAGCGGTCACGGGCGTCCACACAGATGAAGTTGATGTCAAAGCCGTTGGCGTTGCCGGGGCCGAAGACGGAGCAGACCTCTTCCTTCTCGTTCTTGCGCAGCAGGCCGTGGTCAACAAA